GTGAGAGGATGATCTCAGGCATTGATGTGTCCCAGAGTCCGAAGATCTTGTTAAGACCTCGAGAATCAGGTTCGATACCTTGAGAATGTAATTCATCGTATATGTGCTTACAAATAGGGCGTAGCTTTGGGCTACCAGCTGATGCATAGTAGATACCAATTGAGCGAGCCATTAGGTAAGACGGTTCATCACGTAACGACTTCGGGTTAAGAAGAGCGGCGAGTAGTTCTTTGTCAGAACGAACAGGCCAACCATTCCAGTTGAAGTAGCCCAAGATTTGGGCGTTATTGATTGTTTGTGAAACGTGTGATTTGTGTGCACTTACTTTTGAATTGAATCGTCGTTTAGCTTCGATTGCAAAGCGTTCTAGGAAACTAGCCCATTCAGAGACGGGAATGTTTCGAAGTAAGCCAAAAAGTACGTCATCACCCATACATTTAAAGAAATGTGTTGGTGAAATCTCTTCGCCTAGGGCGAGTAAGACTGTGACGACCATCACGCTGTTATAGAATGAATCCCAGAATTGGGTACAAAATATGCCTGAGGGCATACCTGCGAATTTGCGAGTAAATACATTGCCTAGTGGTGAGACGAAGGGCATGTTGAAGTAAGGATATTCAATCCAGTTCCATAGGTTGTGGAGGCGATGGGGGGAGGTGCGAGCATATGGATAAAACGAGGTAGGGCAATAGCATCCGCAGAAGCAGAAGTATGATTTGACAGCTTGTCGGCAATCAGACCACATGTCGAAGTAGACGTGCATATCGAACTCGGACCAGTCAAGTGAGAAGACAGGTTGGTAGTGTCTGTAGAATGAGAGCCATTCGGCGTTCAATCGAGACATTCCACCGTTGAGAGTTTCGTAGTTCCATAATAGTGGTGATTTTCCATGCGTGAAATAGTGGGAAAACAAAGGCCAGTGAAACATGGCTTCAGAGAAAATGACGGGTTTTGGGACGCCAAATATGGTTCTGAGTTTTTCTTGGACTAAATCGAATACAATTGCAGGTTTTACGTGAATTGTCATTGGGTGTAGGAAAACAGGAATTCCTTCTTTGATCTTGTGTATATAATTACGAGAGTAGGTGAATATCTCATTGTAGAGATTGTGAAATGATC